CTATCCCGCGTCTTGACTGGTCAAGTTTCGGTTGGCCTCGTCGTAGTCGGGGCTGGTCTGGCCTTTGTCCGGCATGACTTCCCCGGTCATCAGCCACCACCGATAGCTTGGGTACAGCAGACCCAGCTGCTCGATCTCCTCTGCGCTCATACGCGCTTTCCCACGCTTGATGCTCTGCCACCTGACGTATTCCTTGCTGTTCACCTCGGCAAGGTCTTTCAGGCTCGTCGCCTCAAGCAATTTAAGGGCTCTATCAAGCATTCGGGCAGTCATTATCAAAATGAATCGTATGGACTATTGCCATAATCCAATGAGATATGGATACTGTCCATATGGATTTATTCCATATGTTTAGCTCCAAAGAAGACCAACATAGTGCAACAAAGGCTAAGGACATGGAAGGAAACCTACCGCCGATAGACCTGCTCAACGCGCCCCCGGTCATGCCGTGGCGTCAGTTCGCGGACTGGATTCGCATGGGCGACGAACACGACGTGGTGTGGGGCTGGATTCGCAACGGCTACATCCCGTCGCACAAGGTCGGCAAGTACGTGATGGTCAACGTGGCGCTGCTGGTTAAGCAGCTCATGGAAAAGGAGTGGGATTCATGAGCCGCCTCGACCCTCAATTCAAGCTGCGCATGCCGCCAGCACTCCGCGCCCAGGTCGAGCAGGCTGCCACCGCCTCCCGCCGCTCCCTGAACGCCGAAATTGTCGTCCGCCTGGAATCCACGTTCGTCCAGGCTGAGCCGCACGCCCAGGAACAGGAGCGCTCCGCATGATCCGCGCCGCCTACGGAAAGCCAGGGGATGGGATGACCTATGTCGAAGCCGACCAGCTATCAACGCCTTCCGCACGCCCAGGACTGCGACTGCTCTGTCTGCTGGTCCAGACGCGAAATGGCGGAACCCGCTCCCTCCCCGTCCACACGCTGCGCCCAATGCCGCCCCGCGTATGCGCGGCCGATTCGCACGCTGCAAATGGGCCGCGTCGGTGGAACCTGGAAGCCTCTGGTCTCGGAGTGGACAGTGGAACCGGCCTTTATCTGCGAGAAGCACACGCCACCCGCCCGCCCCGCGAAGTGGTGGAGCGTTGCTTACGAAGATTCAACCTCGGCGCCGAGCGAGCAATTCCCGTTCTAGCCGAAACCGCGACCGAAGCCGAACAGGTCCAGGGCCGCGCTCCCGGCTCGTCGGATCACGCTTCACCGATCCGGCGAACGGAAGCACGGGCGGAGCGCACCCTTGACCCTGCACGAGCAGATACAGCCTCCGCTCGTGAGTGTGGGGCAGCTTCACCGCCCCGCGCTCCCGAGCCCTCGGCGGCAAGAGTGGGATGACAAGGGCAAAGCCCTTGGTGTTAAACCAACCATCAAGTTTATTCATAGTGGCAAAGTTACAAACCCAACTAAGTCCAACATAGACCAACAACAAACTAACCAGATGATATTTGTTGATGTTTGAATAAACCGCTTTTCAGCAGCGTATAACTAGCACCACAAACCCGTTGCAAGCCGCGCAAACCCTAGCCAGAGGCGAACTTTACAAGTCCCTCGGCGTGGACTTTATCGGCCTGCAAAAGGCAAAAACAGCGCAATAAAGCGCAACTAAAGAGAGGAAAAACAAATGGCACGTTCGATCATGGAAGTTGCATTTCTCAGCGCCGAGAAAGTCGAGTTCGACAACGTAAAGCTGGTGAAACTGTTTGTCGGTGACGAGCCGGACGGCAAGCGTGACCTCGGCATTTCCATCCTGTCGATGAATGTCTCCGAAGAAGCCCTGGACGAAGTGTGGTCCGCCTGCGAAAGCCTCGATGTGCTTGAGCCGATCCGCGTCACCACCGAGATCGAGCGAGGCTCCAAGAACGCCGGCAAGTTCATCGTCCTGCACGTTGAGCCTGTGAAAGCAGCCGCTGCTCAAGCCCCTAAGCCGACTCAGCAGCCGACCCCAACCGCCAAGCCAGCCGGCACCCAGCCGGAACCGGCCAAGGCCAATTAACCGGGAGGGGCGGCCATGCTGATCGATGACCGGGTGTATTGCGACTGCTGCGGAAACGACATGGGCAAGCTCATGGCGCTGCCCGCGCCGCAAAGCGACCTGCTGCCCGACCTCAGCCTGCCGCCCCATTTCGCCGTCTGCCCTGACTGCGAACCCTCCGAACAAACCGCCGACCTCGAACAGGCCGGCGAATGAATTTCCTCGCCTGTGACGGTGACTGGCTGCAAGGCGCCGATGGCTCGCCCATCTGCTCCGGCTCGCTGGTCGCCCTCACGGTCGAGGAAATGCAAAGCCTCTACGGCTCTGCACTGACCTGGGACCAAGTCTCCGAGCTGCAAGGCGAAGCGATTGTTCTGTTCGCCACCGTGTTCGGCTTCCTGGTCCTGAAAAAAGCCCTGAAACAGTGAGGTATCACCCATGCAACTGAACAAGCACTTCATCAAGAAAATCGGCGTTGGCGCTGCTGCCGCGCTCTCCACCCTGGCCGGCTCCGTGTATGCGGCAGTCCCGTCCGAAGCCACCCAAGCGCTGGATACCGCGGGCACCGACGTCGGCACCATCGGTTGGGCGGTGTTCGCCGTGATCATCGCCGCGATGGCGTTCAAGTACATGCGCCGCGCCCTGTAACCGGGAACCGCGCACTGCATGTGCCGAAGCAAACAAACCCCGCTCCGGCGGGGTTTTCTCTTCCAGGGAAACGCCATGAGCTACGAACTGTACGTCCTGATCCTCACCACCCTGGCGTTTTATCTCGTGTTTTTTGGGCGGGTGTAGGGATGATCAGATTAGCCGCAAGCCTTGTACTGCTCGCGTTACTGTGGAGTAGCGGAGCCAACGCGGATGACCACCACTGGAAATCAATTTCAAGTGCGAATGTCTTGCCGCTCAGTTACCGGAGTCAGTTGTTCCCGAGTGCCGCGGCAGCCTGTTCGGCAGCTGTTCCGCTTTATACGCATGCGCAGTATCGAGCCATTGGCTCGACTTACTCGTTTACCAGTCCAACCGTCGCCCGTTGTGTTCTATCGCTTACCAATGATGCCGGCACCTACAACGGCACATTCTTTTTCGATATCCAGCGTTTCGGTACGTGCTCAGGCGAGTACGACGGTGGAACCGGCGCCTGCATCCCGCCACCCAATCGCTGTGAAGCCACCATCGGCCAGGTCGTCACCCACGAACACAAAATGAAGGAAGCGGTTGGCCAGCCGCTGATCGAACCGCCTGGATCGGTCTGCGCCAATAGCTGCCAGTACGCTTTCGGCTTCACACCGGCCAGCAACGTCTACGTCTACAGCAGCGGCAACCCGCCGGGCGTGTTTGGCGTTTACAGCTATACCGGCAACGGCATCGAGTGCAACGAAGACACCCGCAGGGAACCGGGCAGTCCCGGTCAGCAGACCGATCCCGACGAAACCCCGACACCTGACCCTGATAACACCTGCCCGGACGGCTACGTCTGGAACGGCACCTTCTGCAGCAAGGAACCGCCCAAGCCGTGCGATCCCGAAGTTGAAGTCGGCGGCTGCGATAGCAGCGAGAACCCCGATCCTGATAACCCCGGCGACGGTGACGGCGAAGGGGATGGTGACGGCGATGGAGACGGTGACGGTTCCGGCGATGGGGACGGCAGCGGCGATGGTGATGGGGACGGTGATGGGTCAGGAGATGGCGACGGGGATGGCAAGGGAGACGGGGATGGTGGGGCTGAATGCGACCCGGCCAAGGACCCAAACAAATGCGGCAAGTCCAGCGTAGAAGGCGAAGCCTGTGATGCCGAGGTGAAGTGCACCGGCGATGCCGTGCAATGCGCGATCCTCCGCCAGCAAAAAGAACTGCGTTGCCACGCCGAAAAACAAGCCGACTTCGAAAAGCACAAACCCGCCATCGAAGCCGCCGTCCAGGGCGACAAGTTCCAGCTTGAAGAAGGCTCCGAGATTCAGCTGCCGTCTTTCATCAACCAGGGCACCCGCTTCCTGCCTGCCACCTGCCCCAGCGCCGAGAGTTTCAGCCTGCGCACTGGCGGCGGGCGCTCCTTCCAGCTCAGTTACGAACCCCTTTGCCGCGCCGCCAGTGACCTGAGCGGCCTGTTCGTGGCTGTGGCTACCGTCCTGGCTGCCCTGTACGTGGGCCGCTCCGTAGGAGGTCAGTGATGCAGTTTCTATTCATCGTGCAGATGCTCGTCATCATTCTCGGCCCGCTGGTGAAGATGGTGCTGAAAATGATCGGGTTCGGCTTCGTCTCGTATGTCGGCTTCAACCTGATCATCGGCCAGGCGCAAAGCTACCTGTTCGGCCTGATGGGGGACGTGGGGCCGGTTATCCAGGGGATTCTCGGGCTGGCCAAGTTCGATGTGGTGGTGAACCTGTATTTCGCCGCCATCTCGACGCGCTTCATGTTGGCCGGGATCGACAAGGCCACTGACCGTCGTCGCAATCAGGTCTGGCGCAAGCCGGGCGGAACCTCCATCGAAGCCTAAGGAGGAGCCGTCATGCTCGTTATCCGTACCGGCAAGCCCGGCCATGGCAAGACCCTCAACACCATCCGTGAAGTGGATCAGAAGGCCCACGCCGAAGGCCGCGTCGTCTACTTCCACAACATCAACGGCCTCAAGCCCGATCAGCTGCAAGCGCAGTGGTTCGAGTTCGAAGATCCGGAGAAGTGGTTCGAGCTGCCAAACGATTCGATCATCGTCGTGGACGAAGCGCAGGGCTGGTTCGGCGCACGCGATCCACGGGCGCGGCCACCGGAGCACATCACCCGCTTCGAGACCATGCGCCACCAGGGCCACGAAGTGCACCTCGTCACCCAAGACCCGCGCTATCTCGATGTGCACCTGCGTCGGCTGTGCAACACGCACATTCACTACTGGCGCGTGTTCAAGTCCGCCCAGCTGCTGCGCTTCGAGTCGGAAGTGGTGGTGGAAAAGGTCGAGCTGAAAACCAGCTTCAAGGACGCCGACAAGAAGTCGCTGCGCCTGGATAAGCGCTACTTCGGCGCCTACACCAGCAGTAACGCCAAGCACCATTTCCAGACCAAGGTGCCGACCAAGTTCATCCTGGCGCTGTGCGTGATCCTCGGTGCCGGCATCCTCGTTTATCGCGCCTATGAGCGCTACGCCGCCGAGAAAGCGCAGGCCGCAACAGCCACCAGCGCGCCAGCCGGGAGCATGGTCGATCAGGTACGGGATACGGTCGGATCGTTTATCCGGCCAAGCGCTGCCGATGACGAACAATCGGCACCGCTCACCGTCGAGCAGTACCTGGGCAAGCGAGTCCCGAGGGTGCAGGACCTGCCAGCATCCGCACCGGTGTATGACGGCCTGACCGGCCCGCAAGCCTTCCCGAAACCGATCTGCATCGCCACCACCGATCGCGATCTGATCGCCCGCAACTACAAGCGCATGCAGGTGGGCGACAGCGATGAAGGGCTGACGGGGTGCCGTTGCAACACCCAGCAGGGCACCCGCCTGGATGTGTCGTTTCGCTTCTGTATGTCGGTCGTGCAGAACGGCTACTTCGACGACACCAAGCCCGACCGTGGCTCGCCGCAGGACATGCGCAACCAGCCACCACCACCGACCACCGCACCGGCCTATCAGCCGAGCCAGCAACAGGCGGCGGCCACCTTTACGCGTGTGCCCTACGAGAAGGGGCAATTCCTGTGGTGATGACCGTCAGCGCGCGTGCGCTCCGCGCTCTTTGCACGCGCGGCGAGGCACGAGCCGGCGTGCAAACGCGCGCGCTGACGTCCCTGTAACACGTCAGATAGAGCGAGTTGAAACCGTCCGTTATTGGACATTGTTGGAGATTCAAGAATGAGCGTTAAAGACCAAGCGAGACTGGACCACGTCACCGGCAATCCGACCAAGCGCGGACGGCTGTTCGTTGATCCGGGTACTGCGGCGATCACCGATCTGTCGAAGGTCCGGTTGCTGCGCTGCGGCGTCGATACCGTCCGCCAGTTGTATCGCGGACTGATCCGTCCCGAAGTCATGGCACTCTTCGAGAAGCCGGGCGCGATGGTGGAGTTTGCTGGCGAAGTCTGGCACTCGGGACGGGTCGGCCGGGACTCTGGCTACCAGTACAAGCTCCAGAACGCCGACCTCGGCTTCATCCTGCTGATCAAGAACTTCAACGCCAAGCTCGAAAACATCGGGCCGCACCTGAAAATCGAGGTGTCGCCGCACGCCATCGACGCGCTGTCGCCGGAACGTCTGCAAGAGCGGATGGACTACTACGCCGCAGCCGTGATGACCAATCGCGAACGCAACCAGTGTGCCGTCCATCTGGCACTGGACCTTCAGGGCTGGAAACCTCCGGTCGATCTGGTGGCACGCCTGCACTGCCGCGCACGAACGCATCGCGATATTTCGGGCATCAAGGAAATTGAGTGGGCCACCAAGTCCAGCGTCTACGGCCGGGGCGAAACGTCCATGTTCGGCTCTGCCAGCGGCGTGCAGCTCTGCATCTACAACAAGACCGAGCAGGCCCGCGCGACCGATAAGCTCGACTACTGGGAAAGCGTGTGGCGTCGTCGAGACTCCTTCGATCCGACCGACCCTGACAACTACGATCCAAGCGCTGACGTGTGGCGCGTCGAGCTTCGCTATCACCACTCCGTCATCCAGCAATTCGCCAGCGGCTCGGTAGACGTGAAGACAGGCCAAGCCATCGACACGGACTCGTTTGCGGCCTTCTCGGCGCATCTGGACGGCTTGTGGCGCTATGGCCTGAGCCAATTCAAGCTGATCGCCCGCCCCGGCTATTACGAGCCGATCTGGACGCTAATGCGGGATGACGCGAGGGTCGATCTACCAGTCGATTCGCTGGTCGAGGAAACGGAGTACAAGCGCTATTACAAGACCAGCCGTGGATTCAGCGGCAAGAACGTCGAGCTGTTCCTGGGAAACTTCGTAAGCCTGCTGGCACGGGAGCGAGTGGGCGCTAAAACCGCATTTGATCGATTGAAGCAATGGGAATGCTGGCCAGTGATCCGCGACCACTACGCCGCCAAGGATATGAGCGAGCGTGACCTGTACAAGCACATCAAGAACCTATTGCAGGAACGACACGTGCGCTGGGGGCGTGCCGTCTGATGGCGATACAGGCACTCTCTGACGGACGCTGGCGGGTCGATGTTGAGCCGATCAAGGGCAAGCGATTCCGTAAGACCTTCAAGACCAAGGGCGAGGCTCAGCGCTTCGAAGCGACGTGCCGATCCAAGCTGATCGAAAGCCCGCAATGGTCACCGAAACCGAAGGATCGGCGTCGCCTGTCCCAACTGGTGGAATGCTGGGGGCGTCTGCATGGTGGTTCGCTGGCCGACTACGAAGGTCGCCGCGTCATCATGGATCGCATGGTCGAACGCCTGAAAGACCCTGTGGCCATAGCGTTCACTGCTACCGATTTCGCGGAGTACCGCGCCAAGCGACTCGCGTCCGGCATCAGCCCGAAAACGATGAACAATGAGTTGTCCTATCTGCGGGCGCTGTTCAATGAGCTGCGGCGACTTGGTGAAATCGAGTTCGAGAATCCGCTCTCGATGCTCAGGGCGATTCGGGTGCAAGAAAGGGAACTCTCCTACCTCGACAGCCATCAGATCGACCGGCTGTTCCAGGTACTGCGCCGCATGACGCACCCGCATGTCGAACTGATCGCCATGATCTGTCTGGTAACGGGTTGCCGATGGGGTGAAGCGCAAGGGCTCACGATCAGCCGGGTGGGCGATGGCATGCTCCAGTTCGTGAACACGAAGTCGAAGCGTCGTCGTGTGGTGCCGATCGATTCGAAGCTAGCGGAGCGGATACGCCAGCACCTTCGGCAACACGGTGCGTTCACCAACTGCCGCGATCGGTTCGATGAAGCGGTTTCGCGGGCCGGGCTGCGGTTGCCTGCGGGACAAAAGTCGCATGTGTTGCGGCACACCTTCGCCTCACACTTCATCGCGAACGGTGGCAATATCCTGACCTTGCAGAAGATTCTCGGTCACTCGTCCCTGGCGATGACAATGCGATACGCGCACCTTGCGCCCGATCATCTGCAAGACGTGTTAGCGTTTGGGCCTGCTAGGGATTTTCGACACTTCTTCGACACTCCCGCCTCTGAACGACAGTCTGGGCAGGAAAATTCCTTGTAAATCAATAAGGAAGGCAATCGCACCCGGTGGTGCGGCCGGGCTTCAAACCCGGTTGGGGGCGGCAGCCGTTCCCGGGTGAGTTCGACTCTCACTGCCTTCCGCCATCCGCCCCCGCTCCATCCTCGCCGTCACGCCGCGACAGTCTGCCTCAATTCGCAATATCAAAAAGCCATCGCACTCCAGCGCGAAGCGCGTCACAATCGCGGTTTTTCTTTCCAGGGACAGGAGAGGCCGTAGTGGGTAATTCGCCAGAAGAGCGTCGTGCGTTGCATGCGCTGCGTGACCATATCGACTGCCTGCTGGCCGAAGGAGCGTCCGTCGTCGGTCGCGACCCGGTGCAGCTGAGTTTTCAGGGTCGTACGTTGACGGTGCAGCACGGGATACTGCTCAACGAGAACGGCCACCAGGACCTGATCGAGACGCTGGCCGAGCTGGAGTGGACGAACAAGCGCACTCGCGATCTGGCCATCGATATCTGCATCCGCCAGCTGGACCATGCGATCAAGGCGAGCTGTTTCGAGGTGCTGGACAGCTCGACGCCGGACAAGCCATGA